ATCCCCTCGGCGGTTTCGGCGGCGGTTTCGGCACGGGCGAGAAGTTCGGCGATTTCAAAGACCTCGGTAAAGAGATAGGAAAACGATAGACCGAGGAGTGATCTAACATGGCTGTCCTGAATTCAACAATCCTCGAACGCGCATGGCTTAGCGGTTCGAACGATTACCAGCAGCGTATCCCCAATCCCGCCATTTCGAGCTACGCCGATCATGTCGCGGCATTGTTCGACCCCATGAACCACGACCTTTTCAATCAGTTCAGCGGATTGCTCAACGGGTTGATGGGTACGTACGTGGAGTCTAAGCTGTTCGAAAACCCGCTTGCGGTTCTCAAGAAACCCGCTGCCCAGTGGGGCAATACCGAGCGCAGGGTCGCGGTGAAGTACCTGCAAGCGCATTCGTACAAGGTTGATGACGAGACCCTGCTCAAGCTTGAAAAACCTGAATTCGTGGAATGGTTCTATTCCGTAGGAGAACCGCGCCGCTACGAGTTCAGCTGGTCGAAGTACGAGCTTCAGCGCGCTTTCTCGGCTGACGGCTACGGTTACGACGAGCTGCTTCAAGCTACCATCACCCAAGCGTACAGCTCGGATAACTACGACGAGATGAACATCATGATTCAGATGTTCGCAGAGGCAGATAGGCGCATGGGCGGTCTGTACCGCTACAACGTGAGCGCAGCGCCGACCGACGAAGCGACGGCAAAGGAACTCTTGAAGGGCATCCGCACGGTTGCAGGGCGTATGCGCTTCCCGTCCATGCTCTACAACCATATTCCCGTTCCCGTCCATGAGAACGGCGATACGCTCGTGGTATGGGTTACCCCCGAGGTCATGGCTTCGCTCGACGTTGACGCGCTGTCCGCTGTATTCCAGCTCGACAAGGCCGAAGTCCAGTACCGCATTATCCAAATCCCCGAGTTCCCCATCCCTAACGTGTACGCCGCGATCACGTCCGAGGATTTCATCTACGCGCGTGACGTATGGTATGGCATCGAGCCGCCGTTCTACAATCCGGCGAACCTCACGCTCAAGTATTACCTGCACCATGCGCAGATGATCGGTGTCAATCCCGCTGCTAACTGCGTTCTGTTCACCACCGATGCGAATACGGCAATCCCGACCTTCACGATGAACATAACGGGCGCGGCATTTACCCCGGCAACCGGTAACGTTGAAATCGGCGGTTCGCTCAAGACGAATTTCGCGCTTGCTGGTACCGTATCGCCGACCGGCACGAAGATCGCCGTCGAACCCGATAGCGCCATTTACACGGTAACGGGCGAGAATTCGGGCGGTGACCCGATTGAACTCAACAGCCGCACTTACGTCGATAACGCCGGTGTTCTGCATGTCCAGAAATCGGGCATCACTGCCGGCGATAAGATCAACGTCTCGGCGGTTGCAACGTATACGAACCCGTCAGGCGCTACCACCGAGCGCACGGCAACGTTTACCGCTACCGTCACGGCTGCAACTTCGCAGGGCGCGAAGGAGTGCGCAGTCGAAACCGACCCGTATATCACCTATACGGACGAGACGGAGGAAACGACCGCGAGCGAGTAAATAGCGTTTATCCGCTATAGCTGCTAAAATGAGCGCAACTGGTAAAACGGTTGCGCTCATTATTTTTGCAAGGAGCTATCAACATGAGACGGGGAACAACGCCGACAATCACACTCGAAAGCGAATTCGATTTCACGGGATGGTATCTATACGTGACTATCGTAAACGGTGTGAAATCTTTTACTTTCGAAAACGACGATCTCACGATGAAGCGCGAGAACGGGAAAAGCAAAGTTTCGTTCACGCTCACGCAGGAGCAGACGTTATCTTTCAAGCAAGGCACCATGTGCGAAGTTGAGATACGGGCATGTAAAGACGGTGCAGCGGTGGCAACTGACATTAAATCTGTTTCGGTAGATAGAATCTTGAAAGATGGTGTTATCGGTGAGAAATGATAACCCGTGCAAAATAGAAATGCGTGTTATCGAAAACGAGACGATAAAGCTCGATATCGCCGATGACGATACGATCAAGCTCGATATCGCCGAAATCGGCTATCCTATATACCCTGATAGTTACAAAGGCCCGTACACGGTAACGCCGTCAAGAAGCAAGCAGGTTTTGAAAACGGGCGGCATGATGGCAAGCGAGGATGTAACGGTGGAACCAATTCCAAGCAATTACGGATTGATCACTTGGAATGGTGCATTTATAACGGTCAGTTAAAGGAGTGATGAAAAATGGCAAACCCTAGCGTAGTAATCAACGGCGTGACCTACTCGGCAGTACCCGAGGTCGATATCCCAAAGAGCGGTGGCAGCGGTAACGCTAAATTCTACTATACAGGCGATAGCACGGCAGCGGCAACGGACGTGCTGTCAGGCAAAACCGCATTCGGGGCAAACGGTCAAATCAGCGGCTCGATGGCTAACAACGGTGCGACGGGCGGCACGATCTCGACCAAGACGGGAACGGTCAGCATCCCCGCTGGTTACACGTCTGGCGGTTCGGTAAGCATTGCAGCCTCGGCAATTGCCGATCTCGTCGCTGCCAACATCTTGAGCGGTAAGACGATTCTTGGTGTTAACGGTACGTTGTCTATGGTTTCCGTTTCGCAGGACAGCACTACGAAGGTACTTAGCATTAGTTAGGAGTTCAAATTGGCTCAAAACGTAACGCTACTAGGTGTTGATTATCCTGACGTGCCAAGTGTGAAATTGCCTAGAACCGGTGGCGGTAATGCGGAGTTCACAGATACGAGCATTTCAAGCAACGCCGCAAGTGCATCCGATATAGCACCTGGGAAGAAAGCCTATGTTAACGGGAATTTGATAGAGGGTTCAGCGGTGTTCGAATGGTATGCGACATGTTCAACTGATGCTAATACAGCGGCGAAAGTTGCAACATGCCCAAATTTCGAGCTAGTGAAGGGTGCGACGGTAAACGTTTGGTTTACTAACAGTAACAATGTGAGCAATCCGACGTTGAACGTAAACGGAACTGGCGCGAAACCAATATTGGCGAACAATTCGGGATATTCTACACGTTGCAACTGGTTCGCAGGTGAAACAGCTCATTTCGTATACGATGGCAACTATTGGAGACTTGTTGGTTCGGTTGGGCCGCTTTACCTTCGCGAATCCAAAGTCGATAAAACGACTATGGATGTCGGTTTCACGAATCCTACGTCAAACAATCAAGTATTCCAAATCGCTTTTACCGTGAAAAATCAAAATAGCCAGTTATACAACCATGAGTTGAAATTCATATTAACTACAAGCGGCGCGACGTTATGGGATAGTACGGCATCGCAAACAATTTGGAGTAAATAACATGTCACGGTTTCCACATCTGACGGCAAATGGCAACGAATCGGACTTCCCGAACATAGCTAACGTCAAAACCTACGACTACGACAATAAAATAGATTATTCGCGTTTCGATAACGTGCAGATGAACATCACTCTTTGCAAGGTACCTTGGGATATGGGCGAGGCGCATGTCGGAAACCGCACGATCTCGGGTATCGGCAACGTCGTGTGGTTCGGCGATAAGGAAACACGCGATAAGTGGTTCGACGATATCCCCGATAGCGAATGTTACCGGTTCGCTACGAAGTACAAGGAGCTTCACAGGGATAACTCCATCGTCGTGCCTATCCCATTCGATGTAGCAGCCCGTTACAACTACGTTGCAGTGGAGTATGAACCGTTCGCAAGTTCGGGCGATCTGCTCGAATACGAAGGTGAAAGCGGCCTTGAAAACTGGTATTGGTTCGTGCGAGAAGTCGAATTCCTAGCGCCTAACTCCACACGTCTGCACCTGCTCAACGACGCTTGGCAGACGTTCATCTACGATATGGATATCCCGTACATGATATTGGAACGTGGGCATGCCCCAATGTCTAGAATCGACGTTTCCCAATACCTGAATAACCCCGTTGCGCGTTGCGGCTACCTTCTAGCCCCAGAGCAAATGCAGCCCGAACCGCCGAGAATCACGACGAGCACGCACGAACATGTATTCAATACAGGGAATATGTATGCAGTCATCATAACCGGTTCGAGCACGGGAAGGTCATGGGGTACTAAAGCGGGTGGAGATTGGCATACACCGGCGATGAACCACAACATTCAAGGTGTGAGCGCTTACGATGCGTTTGCGGTAGCCGCTTCGAATTTCAACACGCTTGTAAACAATGCAAACAGCCAGATACCGCAATTCCTGCAAACGGTACAGGCAGTGTGTTTCGTAAGTTCCGACCTCATAACGCTTGGAACTGCATACAATTTTTGTGGGGTGACGTGCTATTATGTCACGTCGAATTACAAGAGCGCTACGGTTCACAAGCTGTCTAAAGCTGATTTTGGCTACCCCGCCAAATACGCGAACATCGCAAAGCTCTACACGTACCCGTATGCGGTTATCATCCTCACAGATCAGGACGGCAACGAGACGGAGATCAGAATCGAGGATACCAACGGCAAAATCGAATTTAATTACTGCATGTCGCTCGTCTATCCCTGGTTGACCGTTTCGGGCGCTATCACGTCAACCGGCAAGGCAGCGCGGCGAAACGTGTCGTTTTCCAATATCACGAACAGGAACATGCCAATTGGCGGTAATTGGCATGAACTGCTCATGGATTGGAAAATACCGACGTTCGGCATCACGCAAGCAGCAAGCGCGGTCAACGATTACGCGACTCATTTCGATAGAGCACAGCAAGCGTATGCAGGGGATAACGCGCAAGCTAACGCGAACGCAAGCGCCGATAACGTCGTGGCGAACGCAGCGGTAACGACGGCTGGTAATAGCGCGGTGACAGCGGCAAGCAATACGAGCGCGAACACGATTGCATCGAACACGCAAACGTACAATACGGGCATGAGCACGGCGAACAATATCATTATCGCCGGTTCTGCAAATTCGACAATCGCAGCTAATGAAATGCAAGGAGCTATTGGCGCTGCATCCGGCATGGCATCGAGCGCGGTAGGGGCAATCGCAAGCGGCAATCCCGTTGGTGCAGCTTCTTCGCTTGTCGGCGGTGTAATCGGTGCTGCTTCGACAATGGCAAGTACGGCAGTAGCTAACGGCCTAACATCAGCACAGGCAGGTTTCGCGCAAGCATCGAACAGCGCAAGCGCGACGGCATCCAACACGAAAACGGGTTGGGACGTTAACGCGCAAACGACGGCAGCGACGGACATATGCAATGCGAACAACGATGTAACCACATCGCACGCCGCAAACGATAGCGCAACGCAGAAAGCGAATGCAGCACGCGACCGCGCGACGGTATCAGGGGCTATTAGCAATCAAATCGCACAGGCGGCACTTGGAGCACCAGAGGTTTTCGGGCAGTTCGCAGACGGCGAATACTCGGTAACTAGGCCAATAGCGCTGTTCTCCAACGTACTGACACAGGATGATTACACGGTATCGGTTTGCGGTGACGATATGCTACGTTACGGCTACGCATTCAACGGAAATTGGGAATTCGATGGGAATTGGTGCGCAATGCCAAAGTTCACCTATTGGAAAGTATCCGATTTCTGGGTTAAGGGGTTGCAAGTGCCTGATATGTATGTCGATAAAATCAGGTTCTTTCTGTTCGGCGGTGTGACGGTTTGGAAGAACCCCGAAGATATCGGCAATACGTCCATTTACGAGAACGTCTAAGGAGCGCAGATCATGAAACCCGATGAAATCGTTTCCAACATGGAACAGTTCACGCAAGCTGAAACGGATAGAATCAACCAACTAGCAGCCGGAAACGTTTCAAACCCGACAATCGAGGATATGGAGCTGTACGCACGTTGGAAAGCATCTAACGCGCTAGCCGATGCGCGTTTCAAAGCCGAGAACGACGCATTGCAGGCCCAGGCGAAACAGAATATGGAATTGTCGCAAGCGTATAATAAAGCTGCTATAGACAATTTGAACGCGCAGAAGAAATTGGCGCTAGCACGATTGAAGGCGGTAGAAAATGGCAAAATCTAGAAACAGGGTGAAACGAGGTCGTGGCGATTATTGGCAGAGCGCCGACTATAACGGGCGCACCTATGCCAAGAACTTAAGCATGCTGCTATCCTTGGCTATGAACCGTTTCAGATGGGTTAACCTTCCCGACACGTGCGATGCGCGTTTCCTTGAGTTGCAACTGCACAAGACGGGGATTGCGACCATCTGTCATGCTGCTGATATGCCTGACGTATGGCAAAGCCTGATTGCGAACCCTTACGGTGAATTCAACTGCTACGGTATTCCCGTCAAATGGCGTGCAACCGGGTACGACCAGACGAACTACAACGTAACGCCTGAAACGGGCGAATTGATCTATTATTCCTTTTCACGTCAGAACCCGTGGACTATGCTAGACCTGTACGCTCGAAAGCTCATGGAATACGAGCGCACGACTGAAATCAACCTGTATCACCAGAGAAAACCAGTCGTTTTCATCGCTCCGCAGGAGAAGAAGCTAGAGCTGGTCAACATGATGAAGCAGGTAGACGGGTTCGAACCCGTCGTGATGGGCGATGGCAATTTCTCGAATTTGGTCGATGAAGTAAAGGCAATCGACACCAAGGTGCCATTGATAACGGAAGACTTGGAGAGATCGTGGCAAAACTGCCTTAACCAAGCGCTCTTGTATCTGGGTATCCCTCATTTGGCATTCGAGAAGGGCGAGCGCATGATAGAGGATGAAGCACGCGCCAACACGGCACCTACAAATATCATGTTGCTCGATTGCTTGCAAGCACGCCGTCAAGCATGCGATACGATAAATCGAAAATTCGGGTTGAATCTCGAAGTCTACTTTAACGACGATTGGGAAAGCTATAACTTCAATTACACGAACAACGTCGAAAGTTTGGCACAAGACAAAGTTATTCTTAGCCAAGATGAAACCTTTAACGGATTGGTTGGAGGTGTGGAAAATGACTAATGCAGGATGGCACGTCAAGGGCGATACATACGCTTATCCACCGGTACATTTCGGGCAGGATTGGGAAACCTTCAATCCGGAGAACTACGACGAATCGGAAATGCTCGACTACACCTATCAAGACGAGGGGCATGCGGTATACACGATTCAGCTTTTCGAATTGAAGAAATCGGGCGCATTCGATTGGTCGCGGCCCGAAATCGATTGGAGCGAAGCGGCATACAGTCAGGAACAGTACGAACGTTTCTGCTCGTACTTCGAAGCGCGTTTCATGTTCAGGGAAATCTCGATTATCCCGCCGTTGGAATGGTTCACGGCATTGCGCCGTATGCTGGTATTCGAGTTGATGCCTAAATACAAGCCGCTTTACGAGCAGGTAGAGGGCGGTTTGGCCCCGTTGGGAGAAAACGAATACTACAAACGCCGTCATATCACGTCCAACTATCCCGAAACGCTTCTCTCGGGCAATAGCGATTACATCACGACTGGCGATGATGAGGAATTCGAGCGGGTGAAGGTGAGCAACGCCGCACAGGCAATGCAAGATTACCGAAATGGATTCGCAAGCGTGGATAAAGCTATGGCTGATGAATTGGAAGTATTGTTTGTCAGCATGTATACTAGTTACGTCAACGGTCTGTAAAGGGGTGCGAAATGGCAACCGTGGAAATCAATACCGGCAAGTACGTTAAACGCTACGATTTTTGGAGTCCTGAAACATGGGCTATTCCAAAACTATATTGGGATGCGTTTAGCCAGGAACAGCGTATTCACGCAATTTGCAGGCAACTGTCAAAGATCATCGCATACGCCGATTATGTGGGCGTGAACGTCGATGATATCGCGCAACGTTTGCAGGATATCGAGGACGGCAAACTTGACGAGTTCATACAAACCGCCGTCGAAGAATGGTTCGAGGAAAACCAACCGCAGATCGCGGCAGATATCACGCTTCTAAAGGAGGAAATGGAGCAGGTTCTAGCCCTTGTCCCTATCGTGGAGCAGCATAGCGAAACGCTCCTAACTCATGAAGGTGATATTTCGGAATTGAAGAACGCCGAAATGGCTATCGCCGTCAGCAATTCTGAATATGCGGTCACTCTCGTTCAGGCTGATGGGAAGAACATCGCTTTCGATTGCGGTTCGTCTAACGAACCTGAAATGACCGTATCGCTTTTCCAAAAATACGACGTTCAGCATCTTGATGCCGTCGTTATCACCCATTTTCACGGTGATCATTGGAGCGGTTTCGAGACAATCGCCAATTACTGCGATGAGGAAACGGATATCTTCATTCAGATGCCGACACCTGATACCGACCATGACTATTACGCCTACAACCTCGGCTTCACGACCGTTAACATGATTATTGCAAATAACAACTTGAAGCCCGCAGTTGTTCCGATTGAAGGACAAACCTATAATTACGGCGATGTGAAACTTACCATGTGGAACACCGATAGGGGCAATATCCCCATCTATGAAAACGCATGGGCAAACTCGGCAGACGGGCAAACGGCGCGTTATCCATCGCTCAACAATTACTCGATTATCTCGAAAGTCGAATATCTCGGTAACTCGTATGTCGATACCGGAGATATCGAAGGAGCCGCGCAGCAGATCTACAAGAACAAAATCGGGAAGTGCAACGTAGCTAAAAACCCGCATCATTTCGCAAACCGCATGGGCGTATTCGAATTCTACAAGAACCTCGAGCCTGATATCTGGATTTCAACCAACAACATCAGGCCCAAAGACGAAACGCTGGTAAACGTGTACAGCTATCAAGCAGGTTATCTCGCCCGTTATCTCATGTGGCTTGACGATAACACGCCGTATCTGGGAAACGTAGGACAGGAAATCGCAATTGCCCTCAATCATGGAAACGTCAATTACTTCGCCGGTGCAGATTGCGGTATCTACAATTACGCAACTTTGGCACAAGGCAGGAATGACAGGATGCATTTCACGATGTGCCTACCGCCTGAATACTACAACGAAAACCCCTACTGTCTTACGAACGAGTTAACCCTCCCAGACATTTCCGATGCTATCAACGACATTGCGAAAACCCATTCGCCGAAAATGTTCGGTATCGGATACGATGCGAATATCCCGTTTTCTGCAAATCTTTTCGCGCTGTTCGACAATTACCCGACAAGCAACGCCATTTACTACACGATGGGAAAACCGCTGTTCGAAGCGCAATACATGTACCCCTATTATCATGCTCCTATTGCGAAGATCGAACCTGGTTACACGCTGGATGAACCTACTAAACGAGTTATCAGAACCTCACCAGGTTCATTCGTCTATTCGGCAACGGTTACAGACAATGAAATACCTTCCGCAGATTGGACGTTCATGCGAACGGCTAACATGCTCGAAGTGTTGCTTAGCACTAATGTTAGAATTCCCGTCATGAAAAGGAATGCAACGGTAATCGGCGAAAGCGAGGGATATTCGTTCGGTGGTTGCGTATGCAATGATGCGGGAACGGTAATCTATTACGCGAATATCAGCGCATCACGAATCATCACATGCAACACGGTAAACCTCACGACGGGAGTTATCAACGAACAAAACGTTGAACGTGTATCGGTGATCTGCTAAACTAACCTCACAGCAAATACCCTCCACCTCCTGCCTAGGCCTCCCGGATGCATGACATGCCCGGGGGCCTAAATTATGGTGCAAGTGGGGAATACAC